GGTGTATAAAGTGAGTAGCGTCTAGGATTCTTATACCCCATTCTGACTGACCTAGCAGACGTTATAGAGACAGTATGGGTAAAGTGCTATAACACAAGGAGCTATATTATGGCAAAGTCAACATTCCAAGGTCCCGTTAAATCATTATCTGGACTCATCAATGCAGGTCCCGGTGGTGCTGTTAACCTTACTGCTTCTACCCAGCTAACCGTAGATGACCATGCAGGTCGTATTCTTCGTGTTAATGGTGCAGCTATTACCCTCACACTCCCATTAATTAATGCTACTGCAGCAAGTGCAGCTGATGGTCCCGGGTATGCTCCAGCTGGACTAAATAACCAAGGTGCTACGTTTAAGTTCTTTATTGAGACAGCATCAACCGCGCTAATTATTACCACCTCAGGTACGACTGATAAGTTTTACGGTAGCGTATTTATTGGCATTGATACAACCGCTACGGGTAAATCATTTTTCCCAGCCGCAACCAACGCAGTTATCACGTTAAATGGTACGACTACTGGTGGATTGGTTGGTAGTTATGTAGAGGTTACAGTAATAAGTGCCCTTGAATGGATGGTTAAGGCTACACTGAATGGTTCAGGCTCGATAGCAACTCCGTTCTCTGATTCGTAGTATTGGGGGTAATTATGACTATGCAAACTGACGTAAAATCAGGGCACCTAAATGTAAACGGGTTTTTTCTTAAAGAGAGAACTCGGTTAAAAGGGTTAATGACGGTATCTTCTGGGGCATCGACACTTACTCTTTGGGATACTACTACGGTCCCTGTTTCTGCTACTTATGAACGTGCTGGTACATTAATTACAGTTACTAAGAGCAGTCATGGCTTGACTGATGGGCAGATACTAGGGCTAAACTTTGCTGTAGCTACAAACCAAGGCACTGCTGGTAACTATGTAATTACTGTTGTGGATGCAAACACATTTACAGTAGTGGACGTAAATACCGGCACGGTTGCTGCTAGTACAGCTTGTGTGTATGCCCAGAGGTTCCTGATGGCAACGGATACTAATGCAGCAAACAATGTGCAGAGTATGCTGATTCCGGGTGAAGGAATACTTGCCTATAATGGTATATATGCAGCTATGACTAATACTGTTGATGTTACTGTTTTTTATGGCTAGTCATGCCTAGCAAATCAAAAGCTCAAGCTAATCTGATGAGGGCAGCATCTCATGACCCAGCCTTTGCTAAGAAGGTTGGTGTTCCTGCTAGTGTAGCTGAAGATTTTACACAGGCAGATAAGGGCAAGAGGTTTAAGCGAGGGGGTAGGACCCAAGAGAGTACAGAAATGTCTTTTATGAGTCCAGAGCCTAAGAAGGGTGGGAAAATCCGTGCGGGGAATAGGACAGCAATCTCCGCACCTAATGCAGGGATTAAATTTAAGGATGGGGGATATGTGGCTAAAAAACTATTTGGCGGTAAAGAATCTTATAACGAGGAATTTGGCGAAGCTAAAGCAGTGGCTGGTAAGAAAATTACCCCCAAGCAATTCGTAGCTGGAGAGAAGTCTGAGGGCAAGAAAGAAGCGCCTTGGATGAAAAAGACAGCTAAGAACCTCGCTTCAGGCAAAGTAACCCCTGCACAGTATGCTAAGAAAGAAGCTAAAGAACCTAAGATGGCTAAGTTTGCTCGTGGTGGTGGCGTTGAGCAACGCGGTAAGACTAAAGGGAAGATCGTATAATGGCAGTCATAATTGCGGTTAAACCTAAAGTCCCAGCAGAGCAAGCTGCACGTACCGCAGCTAAGAATGATCCTACGCCTGACGACAAAGCTATGGAAGAAATGCGTAAGGTAGCAGAAGAAGCAAGACTCCAGAAGCTACTGGATGCAGGGCACAAGGGGGCTACTGGCGGTAATAGTATGGTTGCACCTAACGACTTTAAAAAACTACCAATGGGAGAGAGTTCACCCCAGAAAAAGGCTAAAGGCGGTACAGTTAAGTACGCTCGTGGCGGTGGTGTTGAGCAACGTGGTAAGATTGTTTAATGGCTAATAATGGCTAAGACTCCTGCATGGCAACGCAAGGAAGGCAAGTCTGAAAAGGGTGGGTTAAATGCTAAGGGTAGGGCGTCGTATAACGCAGCTAACCCCGGTAAGCCCGGATTGAAGGCCCCGCAGCCAGAAGGTGGTAGTCGTAAGGAGTCATTCTGTGCAAGAATGTCGGGCCTGAAGAAGAAGTTAACTTCAGCTAAGACAGCGAATGATCCAGATAGCCGCATAAATAAAAGCCTTCGGGCATGGAAATGTTAGATGCCAACAACCGCTACAACAGCCTTTAACCTAGACATCACAGACCTTGTAGAAGAGGCTTATGAACGTGCTGGGTTAGAAGTACGCTCAGGTTATGATATGCGCACTGCTAGGAGATCATTAAATCTTCTAACAATTGAGTGGGCTAATCGCGGTATTAACCTATGGACAGTTGAGCAAGGGTCTATACCATTACTTACAAACGTAGGCACATATGACTTACCCGTCGATACAATTGACTTACTTGAACATGTTATACGTACAGGTACAGGTACATCGCAGGTTGACATTAGTATAAGTCGGATAAGTGTTAGTAACTATGCAACACTGCCTAATAAGAACTCACAAGGTCGGCCTATCCAGTTATATATCAATAGGCAAAGCGGAGCAACCGCCCCAACAGGAGTAGTCTATCCTACGATAACTGTATACCCTTTACCATCTAATGACTCATATACATTACAGTATTGGCGTTTAAGACGCATTAAAGATGCGGGGAATGGTGTAGAGACAGTGGATATTCCATTTAGATTCCTTCCTGCCTTAGTCGCAGGGCTAGCTTATTATGTGTCTGTGAAGCGTCCAGAATCCACTGATAGAGTGCAAATGCTAAAGATGATGTACGACGAGTCATTCCAGATGGCTATTGATGAGGATAGAGAAAAGGCAAGCATCCGTGCAGTGCCACGACAGATGTTTATTGGGTAGGACATGGCTAGTAAGTTCTCCTCAGGCAAAAATGCTATTGCCCAATGTGACAGGTGTGGGTTTAGGTTTAAGCTAACAAAGCTTAAAAGCATTGTAATTCGTACCAAGAGCATTAACATCTTGGTGTGTCCTGAGTGTTGGGAGCCAGATCAGCCGCAGAACTTACAGGGGATGTATCCTGTTAATGATCCACAAGCAGTGCGTAATCCTAGACCAGATACAATGACGTTTGATGGCAGTAGAGTGATACAATGGGGGTGGAATCCAGTAGGCTTGAGCGATCCTCATAACTACGAGCCCGATGCACTTAGAGCAGTAGGTGAAATAGGTCAGGTAACAGTTACTACATAGGAGTTAATCATGAGTATAGGCGGCGGAATTGAACGTAAAGGTAAGACTAAAGGCAAACAATTAGGTATTGATGGTCCTGCAGTTAGCACCAAAAGCCAGTTTAAAAGTGGTAACAGCGTAGGTAAGAAGAACGCTGACATGAAGGCAGTTGGTCGTGGGATGGCTAAAATCCGTGCTCAAAAAGGAGGCTAACATGGCAATATACAGACAACCTAAAGAAGCTCCAGCCGCAGCCCTTGATAAGAAAGATGTTGGGTATCCTAACAACATCCCTAAGACCAATACCAAGACAATGCGTGGTGCTGGTGCAGCTATTAAGGGTAAGGGCTTTAGCAAGAACAGCCAATAAGGTAGGTTATGAACTATACTGAACTGAATTCTTCCATACAATCGTTTTGTGAGAACTACGAGACTGACTTCGTAGCGGCTATTCCTACGTTTGTAAAACAAGCAGAGCAGTATATATACAACACCGTTCAGCTACCGGCTATTAGAAAGAATCAGACAGCTAATGTAACCTCGGGTAATCAATATTTAACACTACCCGATGACTATCTAGCAGCATTCTCATTGTCGGTTATTACTCCTACTACATTAGCCCAGTCCTTTCTACTACAGAAAGATGTAAACTTTATTAGAGAGTCATACCCAGCTCCCGGGTCAACAGGCACCCCTAAGCATTATGCGCAGTTTGATGCTAATACTTATATAATAGGGCCAACTCCCGATGCCAGTTATGGTGTTGAATTACATTATTACTTTTACCCACAGAGTATCGTAACAGCAGGTACATCATGGGTAGGAGATAACTTTGACTCTGTGCTTCTGTATGGCTCGTTAGTTGAGGCAGCTATATTTATGAAGGCAGAGGCAGATATTCTTACGTTTTATAAAGCGCATTTTGACGCATCTATGGGCTCGTTGAAGGTGCTAGGCGATGGTAAAGACAGACGCGATGCTTATCGCGCTGGACAAGTGAGGGTAGACGTAAGATGAGCGAGATAGGGATTTTGCTGGGCGGGAGTGTCATGGTACACACCACAAATAATAGAGGGTTTACTCCAGAAGAAATAGCTGAGAGGGCCCTAGATAAAATTATCAGTGTGGGTAGTCAAAGCCATCCAGCTATACGAGATCAAGCAGAGGCTTTTAGAAATCAGATAAGAGAAGTATTAGTATTCTATATGAAAGAAACGGTAAAGTCCGATAGGACTACAGTAGCAGCAAAACTACGGGATGCAGGGCACCCTGAATTAATTAAACTTTTAAGTTAAAGGAGCAGGATCATGGCAATTACACAAGCAATGTGCACCAGTTTTAAAGGTGAGCTGATGACAGCCACACATAATTTTACAGCAAGTACAGGGAATGCTTTTTATATAGCACTGTATACATCAAGTGCCACTCTGGGAGCAACTACAACAGCTTATTCTGCAACTAATGAAGTTGTTGGTACTGCATATGTGGCTGGCGGTAATACACTTACTAATGTAACCCCAACCACTTCTGGAACTACGGCGCTCACAGACTTTGCAGATACTACATGGTCTGCAGCAACTATTACGGCGCGTGGGGCTCTGATTTATAACAGCTCGGCTGCCAACAAAGCAGTATGTGTGCTAGATTTTGGTGGAGATAAAATTTCTACCGCCGGGGATTTTACAGTTGTATTCCCTTCAGCTACTGCAGCAGATGCTATTATTCGTATAGCTTAGGAGGACTAAATGGCGTTTGGGTTTTCAACCTTTTCGGGTGCGCCATTTGCAGATCTTGGATCCGTAAGTATAACTGTAGCTGTAACTGGAGTTAGTGCCACTGGTGCAATAGGAACGGTTACTGTAACGGG